CAAAAGCATATCGATATACCTTAAGTAGTGCGTTGAGAAATAACTGTATCGATCTCTGTTGTCATGTTTACAATGGTGCATATAAACGTATTGTCACACCTGCTGATTATGAGCGAGTTCTCAAGTTCCAAAATGCTGCACTACAGCATCTTTTGAATGTGAAAGCACTGATGGTTATATCACTGGGCATTGTTCGAATTAACAACCCTGGACATCTAGCTGCTTTGTATGATGAAGCGACAGATTCCTTTAAGCGTTGGACTCGTAACACCCGCCGTGCAGCTAAGAAAGCAACACGAAAAGAAGAGATCCGTGAGATGAAACGTAAAGAGGAAGAACTTGTATTAAATGGTCAGCCTCCGAAACTTGTCACTGGAGAAGATGTTATCGAGAGTGTTAATAAAATTGTGGATAAAACAAAGAGAGCTACTGAAAAGATCGAAATTAGTCCTGATATGTTTGATATCGATCTCAGTATAGCTGATGAGGACGATGGTCTTGATAATGATGATTCTCTGACAACTATTTTCGATGATCGTTTTCGTCATAAAGCTCTTGAGCAACATTATTACGGTAGTGCGTATGATCGTGAAGGATTCTTTGTTTTGAAGCGTCGAAAGACGCCTTTTATTCTGCCGCGAATGTTTGCCGGTGAAATGGGTATGTCTGATGAGGACTATAATAACTATGTAGCCGATCGTATTTTTGATTTACAGACAAGTGATGATCCTTCTGATAATATCGTAGCAGATTTGATTAATCGCAGTGCTGTTGTGAAAGAAGCTTGTATTTCGGCTCCAATTAATATCAGTGCAGAAGATCTTCGTGGGATTTATAAAGTACCATCGCATGAATAGTAACCAAGATAGTCTGATCAACCAGGGGCTCGTGATATTTATACGTTGTTGATGCTGTATAGTTGGCGGTTGGAAACTGATAACATGGTTATAAAGGGTTTGGCTCAACAAAACCGCCAACAGCTCTAGTAACGTGTACAACGTGAATACTGACGGCAGCATCAACAACAACAATCCCAGCAATTCTAATGGGTTCCGGCCCCTGGTTGATTCGGTGCTTATAGAAAAAGTAGGTGTTATCCGGGGCGGCCGGAACACCGAAATCGGTTGAGTATCGAAGGGAGCTTTATCCTTCCTGAGCTGAAATATGTTCGGGGAATTAACTCTTGGCACATGCATGCAAACCTGGACGGTTCTATCCGCCCACGCGTACCATGTGTGGTTGTTTCTTACCGTCCTACCTGACACCTCGGTGTTAGTGTGGGATGGTAGGGACTTTTACTGCCGCATTGACTTATAAGGAGGAATCAATATACTATGGGCAAATATTCAAAACGTGAGGAAGTTCCGATTCCTCTTCAGCGATTAAAGAATGGTGAAGTGATACGATTTGAGGATGTCGTCACTTTTCAGAATCTGTTGAAATCATATAAACACGTTCGTAAGGGTAAAATATATCGAACTTCTACGATTCAGTATCATATGAACATGTATCAAAATCTTCGTAAGCTTTATAAGAAGCTATGTGGTGAGAAATATGAATTTGGTGATCTGAATCGTTTCAAAGTATATGAGCCAAAAGAACGGGAAGTTGTTGCCGATGGATTTGAAGATAAAATTGTACAAGACTTATTATCCAAGAATGTATTGAGACATCTTCTTGGTAATAAGATGATATACGATAACTATGCCAGTCAGCCAAAGAAAGGTACACATCTTGGTCTACAAAGATTGGAACGATTTATGCGAATCCATGCAAAGAGTGTAGACTGGACCGACAGGGGATGGGTTCTAGTATGTGATATTACAAAGTTTTTCTACAATATTGATCATGAAGTCTGTTGGAGTATGGTTAAGAATCTACCAGTAGATAAGAAATTATCAAGACTAATTCGACTGGTAATCGATGCATGTACAGCTGATATCAATCCATATGTAGAAAAGCCTGGTAAAGGGTTATGTATTGGATTTCAGACATCTCAGTGGCTTGCTGTATATTACTTAAACGTGCTCGATCATTTTATCAAAGAGAAACTACATATTAAGTGCTACGGTCGTTATATGGATGATTTCTATATGATTCATGAGAGTCGAGAATATCTTGAGTATTGCTATAAAGAAATTAAGAAATATGTTGAAGATATTCTTCTCATGAAATTGAATCCAAAGACTCATATTCATCCATTTGCTCAGGGTGTTTGTTTCCTGGGATATCATGTAGTGTATGATGCTAATACACATCAGGTTAATACATATATCCGTAGTAAGAGTATCAATAAAATGTTGAAAAGAACAAAGCGCCAAGTAAAGATGATTAAGCACGGTCGCATTACGACTGACAATGTAAAAGATTCTCTTCAATCATGGCATGCGTATGCGATTCATGGTAATAGTGATAAAGCCAAAAATGCATATGCTAAAGCGCAAAAGATGATCGCTGAACAAGAGGGAATTGTCGAATCTTACCGAGACCTTTGTATCGATTGGACAAACCTTGATGAAGATGGTTTCTTTAAGCTTAAAATCCGAGAAGATAATACTCTGCGGGATGTGGATGGGTTTGTGCAGCTTATGCCTCGTAAGATTACAAAGAGAGAAGCTTGGGAGGCTGATAAACGTGAACGGGTTAAGAATAATCCTGAATATTATCTGATGGCCGGATTTCAAAGTTTTCTTGCTAATCATAATAATGATTATGATAATCCATTCCACCCAGCTAATATTAAGAAACGTCGTAAACCTGGAAAGAAGTCTAAAGCAAAGAGTGCATTGAGATCTTCCGGGGACATGCTATTCGACGCTATCTATGATACAGATAGTTGAGGACACAGATATAAAGATAAGGAGGTTTACTATTATGGCACTACGAATTTATGCTCCAGGAGATTTTATTCCTGATGACGGTAATAATGGCCGGGTTTATCCAATTGAGGATAAACCTGATGACACTGATATTGTTTTCGATAGAAAGATTCAGAAATTCTCGTATAATACAGCCAATATGGTGGCTGTATTTACAGAATGGTTTCAGTCTTTCTTTGAACCGGACTATTTTAAGTTGGTTCGAATTAAAACTCAGTCAAGTTTCAAAGAGTTCAAAAGCTTTATGAAAGCTATCTATAAGCAAGATAAACCATTCTTAGTTATCGATCCACGGCAGCCTGAAGTTGTAGACGACTCCCTATTCGCACAGAATATGTTGAACCGTTATAACTTCATCGATCCTCTTAATGATCATATTGGTGCCAAACTTCTATACTCTCTTGAGATTATGAAAACAGATCTTCTTGAGCTTTGGTATCGCCGAAATCGCATTCGAATTGAATTTGACGTTATGATCATGGAGGAATCGACTAATCGGCAGGCAAATACACGGAATAAGCTGATTATGGATATTCGACATAATTCTCGATTCAGTCTCTCTCGAAGAGTACCATTCATGATTCCAATGAGGCACATTCAGAATATCGCTAACTTCCATGGGCTTGATTGGAAATCAGAAGAGTTTATGACCTTTGTCAATCAACATTCTCGATACCCAATCACTAAACGAGTTTTAGTCAATGGACAATGTCAGTTCTATTTTGAGCAGGAATTGAATATCCATGTAGAAGTTCCAAGCTTCCCTTCTGCTGATTCCACTGAGAACAGTGAAGCGATTGAATGGGGTGCACGTATTGTTGATTCCTTTATCCTGACTGCCGATCTTCCTGCAGAATTTTTGTTCTTGACCCGAAAAGAATATGTGGGTAAATTTGATAAAGGGATTCCTGAAGATCCTGAAGCTGTTACCTTTATTTCTCCAATCTATGCGGATATGGACTGGCCTACAGAGATCAATGGTTACACTCTTTCCAATAGAATTGATCTTGAAGTTCAGGAAGGCGATGATCCGAAAATTAATATCCTTCCTTTCATTGCTGATTTTGATAAAGATATCTATGCAGTGATCAAAGAATGGATCGATCAGGGAGGAAAGATTGCTGATATGATTCATCTCCGTGTTTACCCAAATGGATCTATGATCGAAACGGGAATCATTCTCCATGAAGATGGTACACTGGAGTTGTTGAATCCTAAGATGAATAAGCTTTATACAGCGAATATTTATCTTAATCTGCAGCCGATCAATCTGATCCGCGAAGGTAGAGAGAAAAGATATGCTGGAACAGTTGAAATTGATAGATTGAAATAAAAGGACACCCCGGGGACAATCCCCGGGGTGTCTTCTTTGATACTTGGCCAAATACCATAGTGGGATAGTTTAACCACAATGGGTGGCGGGCGAAGAGATTAGACCTCGACTTCCAGATCAGCCAGGATCGCCTCGACCTGAGGACGGATCAGAGCAGGAACCTGGTCCAGGGTCTTCTTGCCCTTGACGATCAGAGTAGCGTACACAACTGCCATGTCTTTAATCTCCTTTCTTACAAGATAGGTGAGAATATAGAGTTTGAGTTTAGTCCACATGACTTACTCTCACTCCCCTGCCAGAAGAGCCTCAACCTCAGCACGAATGCGGGCGGGCACCTGGTCAATAGTCTTGAGACCCTTACGGATCAGATCGGCATAAATCTTAGCCATAATTGTAGGTACCTCCTTATTGAATTAGCCCAGCATCATTTCGTAGACTTCAACCAGCGCCAGCTGAGTATTGGTGTTCTCATCAGCCAACAGAGCGATCTGCTCCTCAGCATAGGTGCGCTGAGCCATACGAACATTGATGAACTCCTTGTCCACCAGACCCTTATCGGTATGAGTGGGGAACAGCTGACGACTCAGGATACAACGGACACAATAGCCGTCATAGACGAACTCGTCGGTATGCTCCTCCTCGTCAGTACGAACCAGGACAGACTGAGTTTCGGTAGTAGTCTCACCGGTCTCGTTACCCTCCTCATCCAGGACGGGAACCTCAACATCCTGATCCTCATAGACAGGAACGGGAATAGTGTAGGTTTCAGAGAGACGCAGACGAGCGCAACCCTCGGTAGTAAAGAGCTTGTCAATCTGATCGAGGGTCATCTTGGTAGGATCGAAACGGAACTCCAGGATGGAACGATCAGCGCCCTGAATATAATCAGAATCTTCGATACGCTGAACGTACTCTACGGAAGTACCGTTCGCGAAGAGAATAGTCTTCAAATCGATTGCCTCCTTCTTGTTTTATGATTTTTGGCGGACACCCTTGGTAAGATCGATACCAATGGTATTCTATAATAATGTTGGGATCAGGAGGATCTGATCGAAAATGATTTAAGATGCAGAGAGTGTAACAAATGGACGTATATAATAACTACCAGCGCCAGTGTTACTTTGTAATGCGCCAGTACCAGTGACGTAGGCACTATCAGCTAAATGCCAAGATGCGTTGGTAATCCCAGTCTCAGTAGTAGCAATACGATTATTAAGAGTTGTAAAATATGAAAACGTATTATTATATATTTCACTATATGACGCAAACCAAACTTTTGAATTGTAAGTTGTATAATCTTCATTACCATCATCATCGTATGTGCCATGATAATACTTAACCGATTTTGATACTGCTCGTGTTAGTGAAGATTGTGGTAAAGTCTCAATAAAACTTTGAAGAGTGCTAAGTTTAATATTAGATTTCGTAGAAGTTGTAACTTTATTTAGACAACATGTGATTGTATTATTACTAGTATTTCTGTGAACAACCAACCAGTTATATCCGGCCCAGCTTATTATACTGCCAATTTCTACAGATGCAACATCATCATCAAAAACTAATGCACCTGATGTTTTGAGATATGCCTTTAAATTAGCAAGTGTGACCTTCTTACCAGTAGAAGCGCTAACATCGCCGATGGGAATGTAGTCTCCATCAGCAAGACCAGTAGAAGCCAATGCAGTGCTGCCATTGATCAGTGCATACAGTGCCAGAGGTGATGTAGTCTTGCCGGTACCACCGTTGGCTAATGGAAGAGTTCCTGTTACTCCTGGACGAGGCGATGCTACTAAAATATTAGCTGCAGTTGTGCTAGCTAAGTTAGTAAGCATAGAGGGACTGGCTGTTAGTCCAGTGCCACCTCTTGATATAACAAGTGTATCAGAAGTTATATCAGAAGCTGCATGATTGTGTGAAGATGCGGCTCTTGTTGTATCCGTAGGATGTACATGGTCAGAACGTGAAGCTGTAGTTGCGGTTCCGGCAGATGCAGTTCCATTAATCAATGGCGCAGTATCACTAAGAGCTGGACCGCTGGATATATTTTTTATCTCATTTGAAATCTCATTAAATTTAGTTTCAAGTGACGTTCCATCGCTCATAAGGACGACACTACTATTAGTTTCGAGGTAAATAGTATCGTATCCACCAGACTCATTACGTCGCTTCAGACGCTCTTTGAGAATAGCCATAATAATCCCTCCTTCTATATTATTACGAGTTACGAATTACTCGTACAGAAATTTGATCAGTATTTAAATGGACAAACCGTCTAACATCAAAACACTTTCCTTGAAATCTATAGTTTGAGATATACGGTATTCCATATTCATCATATACTACAGATTGTATTTTGAATATAGACGGTTTGTCTTTAAGAAAAGCATGCACAATATCTTTTAATTTATAGCTCTGGGGATCGATCCTGAAATCCATGATATCATAAAATTTTCTCTTAATGATCTTATCATAGCTATGGCAATCGAGAATATTGAATTTCATACCATTTTTCAGTATTAAAGTTTTGATACGAAATCACCGCTTTCTTATCTCTTAAAACTCATGTGTGTCAAAAAGTGGCAGTGTGGTAAACTACCACTTTTGACAGTATTTTTGCTCTAAACACCCCTCATAGGTAGTTTTAGTTATTTTACAGATCTGCCAAATACTAAGGTTAAAGTATATCTAAGTAATTGAAAAAGAAAAGCTGGGAACACCCCATTTAGAGGTGTTCCCAAGCATTTTATTTTCTGATTTAGAATTTATAATCATCAGACCAATCATTACCGAAACCAGGCATACCAAACCCAGAATCTCTCATTCCGACTGGTCGCAGCAAAGATTCCATCGGATCATCACTATACAAGTCCATTCGAAGCATTTGATGATAGTTCTTCAGCAGCAGATTCTTAGTCGGGTCAGATACTTGGAAATCGATATCGTCATCATCAGTAATTCCTTCTACGCGATCCATTGCTCGGAAGTAATTCTCTTTTTCTTTTTTAGCAAGATCGTCAGAGGTATATACAGGATGATCACGAAGCATATAGTCAAGGAGTTCATCCTCGACATCCTTCTTTTCATCCTTACCACCTCTGAGAAGTGTATTGATGAGTCGGATACTTTCCATAGTATCATATGTGATCTCATCATAATCTTCAGAACCATCACTGATACTATAGTAGATACCTTTACCCTTAAGACCTTTACCATAACGAACAATCCACAGTACACCCATGTAAGCCATGACAACGTCATCGTGTGTTGCACTGCTATGATCGATACGACCGTTCTTGAGTTCAAGGAATCGAATCTCTTCATACAGTTCACGATAACCAACATGACTCGGGCTATTATGGACAATGGATTCTAGAGTTTCCATCATCTGATCACGAGTAACCTGGTTGGTATTGTAACCATACTCCATAGACTCAATCGTCTTCTTCCGCGTTGCATTGCTGACACCCATATCGATCTTTCGCGTTTTCTTCTCTTTATACAACACACGACTGACAGGCGTTTCACGGAGCTCATCGATCAAACCTTTACCAACAGAGTTATTTTCGATCGCCAGTACACAATTCGGATACATCTTCTTTACAATGGTTTGAATCAGTTTCCGTAGTTTACTGAGTTCGATCATATTACTCTTAAAGATTGCAATAGGATGCAGTGTCTCTGGGTGTACGACAACGATTGCGCTGCTGTCTCGGCCGATACTACCAGCGACGTCGACACCAATCAGAACCGGTTTCTTACCATGATATTCATCATAGATAGTCATATCGAAATACTTGTTCAGTTTATACACTTCAGCTTTCATATCACGCTGACGTGCAAGCTCGCCGACAAGTTCGACATCATCCGGATCGAACGGACTATTACCGTTACTATTCATCCATTCAAGCAGGTACTCACGACGCGCTCTTAATGGATTATTCAGATTTTTATAACGCTTCAGATACCACTCTTCCGTTTCACCTAACTGCAAATAGGTATACTGAATGAAGACGAACGGGATCTTATCTGGAGTATTCCGTACACGATCATAGAGCTTATTACGGCCCATATCATAGAAGTGCTCATGGAACACAACAGAGTCTTGCATCATCTTATATGCAAAGGCGCCATGAGGTGTAGCAAGATCGCCAGGCGTTGTAGTAATACTGATAGCATAAGGTGCGCCGTTCTTGATAGCAAGTTCAGTTGCCTTTTCGTATGCAGGAGTAGCAGCCGAGTAAATGGTTTCATTGAAGAAAATAAACGCCATCTCGTCGTACCAGATCTTACTTGATGTACGACCACGAGCCAGCGCGTCAGCCTTACTCTCGTTACCAGCAGAAGCCATTGCTTCGATCGTAGAGTCGATGATATTTTTGATCGTCTTTTCATTGTTCTTAACTCTACGTTTATCTGCAGATTCAAGGTTATCAATACTGGAGTGTTGCAGATATCCAGGAAGCATGCGGATAGCTGCTTGGATACGACCAAGGTTCTCATTAGCATCCTTCTGATTTTTATTGAAGTGAAGCATCGTAGAACCTTTCTGGAACTGATGTGTCCATGTAAAGTCAGCGATAGCAGCCCAAGTCTTACCAGTCTGACGAGGCATAATCAGATATGTAGAGATGTTCATCTCCATAGCCCATAGATATGCCAAGTTACCACGGTTCAGTATAAATGGACTACCACCACCGATACCAGTACCAGCACCGTTTTCGCTAACACGAAATACTTCACGATAAAAATACCACCGGTTATCCGCACACTCGCGCATAACTCGGAATTTCATAGCATCAGAAAGATCAGGATCATAAGGATCTATATCTTTGAGACCCTTATCAATAAGTTTCAGATGAAAGTAACAGTTCTCTATTCCCATTTCCTTCAGGAGTAATGTCATCTTTAAAAACGATGAATTTTTCGTCTTAAGATGCACATGATATGTAGTAAGTGTCTGTTTGTTATATGCTTTCATCCGGTCTCACATCCTTTCTATAACCGAAATTTGGCATGGTTATATGGATGTTCGGCAGAAAAAAGAAACGGGAGCCGAAGCTCCCGATTTCCTTTAGTATGGTTTAGGCCATACCGAGAGTAGCGAAGAAACGCCGGGTCATGTTGAGCTCATCATCATCGCTATCGGTATTGGGGTAGAGGATCCTAGCAGCCTTGATGAGAGCCATGCGCTCCTCGTGGTTCTTGTCGCCATAGTTCACCGACTTCAACCACTGAAGAGCATCCAAGCTCATGAGATCATTATCAGCATCCTCGTTAATCTCCTCTACGATCTTAGCGGTAACGTGGAACTTGATGATATCCTCAGTAATGTTACTGGGACCGATATGATCCAGCGTGATATCCGTGAGAGTGCTGAAGTCATACTCGCTGAGAGCCATTTTAAAAGCGCGCTCGCAGCACATTTTGAGGGTAGTGTCACGGTCGTTCTCGATAAGCTCATTGAGCATGACCTCGGCGGTCCCCTCGAAGTTGGTAGTCTTAATAGTGGGCATGATTATTTCCTCTCTTTCTATACATTTACCAGTTGCGAACCTCGACCGACAACCCGATGTAGAAATACCGGTCAGAGCAAGTGATATACATGACCATTCCGTCAGAATTCTCGATTCTGTACGTGGTGTGGTTATCAGCAGCAACGCCACACTGACGGGCAAGATTGGTTTCAAAGGCCGAAGAACTTTCACTGTAGCGGTCGACTTTCAGGAACACATTACGAGCATGTGCTGTTCTATAGGGGTAGAACTTGGTGGCCTTAACGGTGTAATTGAGTTCGATCATTTGCATTTCCTCTCTCTTTCTTTTTAGTATCTACCATACATCGAGTTATGTGCCCGCTTATACTTTTCAGCTTTCTCTTCCTCAGTCAAACAGAGCCACATATTTTCGTAGTCATTGAGCAGACATTCCAGGAACATACGAGTACGATTACTTTTGAATCCTGCAAAGAAGAACATGAAATCATTCTGGATATCCCACCAGAAATTATCAGACCTATAACCAAATGCTGATTTAAATCCGTAGCATTTATTGGCAAATGAAATGTGTTCCTTAAGTCTATAGGTAGAAACTTTTATAGGATCATTTCCTGCCAGATAGGTCTGAAGATTTGCAACAATATCATCGAATTGATCATCGCGGCAGTATACAATGAGCGGAACACCATTAGCGTTTGTGATCTCGGTTTCACGCAGATGGTAATTATCATACTTATCTTTATCATGGAAAATCATACAGTAGGAGTAGTGGACAGCACCGAACTCATATTCTGCAGATCCCATATAGTCGAGAGAAATGAGACCGTCACGGCCGGTCAGAGGAACATTTTTGGTTTCATTATTTTTGATAACATCCTCACGGAAAGTCCCTCTCTGAACCAGATACATTCTTTTCATAGATTTTTACCTCTCTCTCTTTTTTAGTTATCAAATAACCGAAAATCGGAAATCTTGCGGCTGGACTGCAGTGTAACCGTTCTTCTCACAAATAGTAACGGCCTCATCCAGAGAGATCTTCTTCATAGTGGTTTCATTATGCATAATCAGTTTCCTTTCTGTTTCTATGGTTTTGATTTTGTAGACGCCCCAGACGAAGACCATCATAGGTTTTCTGGGTAGAAATAAGGATATATTATTTCCTCTTTCTACAGTTATAGTATATATCTAAAATCTCTCTCAAATCGGAAATTTGAAAACTCCCTTCCCGGTGTATGGGAAGGGAGTATTTCGGTTCTGGAAGATCTTACTCGGTAACAATGCACACAGGCAGCTTAACCTGAACACCATCCATAAACACAGTGGGATACTGTTCTTCAGTGAGCTGAGTGTTCTTACTGTGCATGTAGATATAGCCGATCTGAGGATTGTCGGTCTCATTCTTGGTGTCATTACAATGAATGGTGACACCCTCATAGGTGACAGTCTTGTCAGCAAAGGGCTGGACAATGAACAGACCACCATACTCGCCAGTGGGATCAGTCTCCAGATAGGTATTACCCTCCATCATGATGGTACAGACAGGGCTACCGGGAATCTGGACATGAACCATGTTGGCAGAATACTCGCACAGGTTGTCACTGAAGTAAACAGTGGCACCATCCTCAACAGCAAAGAAGCTGATGACGTTATGAGTGATGCAACCCTTACGGAAGATGTTACGAGAAATGCTGGAACCATCCTTAAAGGGAGCATAGATGTTGATCAGGTTGTAGCAGTTCTCATTGTTGGCCAGGAATTCACAGTCCTCAATAGTCACCAGAATGGGATCAGGATTGCTATTCAGGAAATGGATAGGCTGAGTGCTCTTCTCGGGATCGAAACCGCCGATAATACAGTTGGTCAGAGTCAGCTCAGCAGTACCGGCAGAAGTAATGACAGCAGCATCAGAGAGAACCAGACCGTCCAGGTTTACCTTAGGACCAGCACCATCAGCGGTCTTCTTCAGATCGATCTGGCAGGCCAGAGTGACATCACCGTCGGCACAGATGGAAATGTCCTTATCCAGAGTCATAGGAGTTTCATAGGTGCCACCAACCAGCTTGATCACAGAGCCAGCAGGAGCAGAGGCCAGAACCTCAGCCAGAGGCTTATACTGGTCACCAGCACCGGTGACGATCATACCCTCTTCGGCAACCTCTTTAGCGGTGCGAACAGAGCCGATATCCAGAATGTCAGAAACATTGACACGATCCAGGATAGCATGGTTCTCATCAGAGCTGTCAATGACCAGCTGAGCAGTGCTAATGCTTTTGTAGACATAAGGCTCGGGAGGACACTCATCAGGACCATCAGACTGGGCCTTAGTGGTTGCGCAGATTACACGAACTGCGCCGGTAATGGTTTTCTCCGAAGTTCCGGCCTTGAAGGTCAGGTCATTGATGACATCCCCTTCAAACACAACGAAACTTCTACCGTCATCGAGCTTGAGCGTACAGCCAAGCTTTGCGACTGCAATCGTCATGTGTAAATTACCACCTTTCGTATACGATTTTTCGTTGAGAATATTCTCAATGACAGATCTTCCGTCATTATAGCAATGTTGAATATAAAAAGAAACCCTGAGTAACACCCAGGGTTTCTCCGCTCTACCACCAGGCAGAGATCATTAACTGCACAATGACTATGACTCCTATCGTTAGAACATGGAATTTCACAGTCTTTATTTGGCGTTTATATTTAGTGATATCACCCAGGAACATGAACCACAGCATACCTGCATACATGAGAACTGTGGCTACGAGATGAGTGATAATACGCAGAAGTATGATCATTAGGCAACCTCGACGGGCATACTAATAGTAGAGATATTACTGAGGCAGATAATCTGGACGCGTTTGGTCTTGGCATCAGAGAATACGATACAGTCAGTATCATACTTCACAACAGATCCGTTCATCTGGTATCCATTGGCGGTGATGATTGTGATCTGGGAATTGTTGCTCTTAGCCTTATCCAGCATTTCCATCATAGTCTTACTCATAGTGATCGTTCTCCTTTTGTTTTATATGGTTGATTAGGTATAGGAAGCTTTAATATCCCGAAGAATTTCTTTCGCTTTATTTCGGCGAGCGGCGCTTCGAGAATACATAAGCTTGTGGAATAAACACATGACCATATCCAGATCATATTCCTGCTGATATAAAAGCAGGTTCTTATTTGTTTCATGAACTTTCTGGCAGATGGTTATCGTGTCATCCTCAGGTTGAATACGACAGTCGTCGAGAATGATAATCGATCCTTCAAACAGCATTTTGTTCACTGTAGGGACACTGATATCATAAGCCTCGGCGACTTCTCTATGTGTTGCTTCCGGATGAGTGCCGATATAAGTTGCAATTACAACAGCACCATCGGGATCAATAGGTTGGAATGTTTTCATAGTGGTCTTTACCACCTTTCTCTTTATTTGAGAATTCAACTAATTCTTTCTTTTCAGAATCCCATGTGTATACAGGCTTGCCTAAATCAAAAGATTGTTGAATTCTATGTGATGTTGATTTACCGATGTGCTCGGGAGTGACGATAACACAGAAGTCACAAACCAACAATTTCTGATAGCACATCTCATCAAGCATATCAGCATATTGTTTGTAAACCTCAAAATCGTAAATAGCCGGTCTGAAGCATATATATCCAGATTTAGCTAATTCCTGTTCAACACAACGGAATTGATTTTCATGTTCTCGAGTAATACCTAAGAGATGTGCTACTTTATATCTACCGAACACAAGAAAGATCCCCCTGTTTAAGTTTACCGCATGAGATTGTATTAGTGTCCGCATTGTACTGGATATTCTCACAGAGATGAGGGTTCTCTCCGCATAGTGTATTTTCAGGACAGTTAATGCACATCTTAACAATTCGGATATATGTCCCGATTTCAGTAAAAACGCCCATGATACTTATTCCTCTCTGTTAACTAACTTCGGTAAACATCATGTAAAGGTTTTCTACCTTATCACCATACACGGCGATTTCCCAGTTCACCAGATGTTCACGGTTCTTTAATACCCAGCTGGCTGTATGGAATTCTGGAATACCATTAACGTAAATGATAGATACTTCATCACCATGCTGGTACTTTTTATTCCGAGCATATTCCGAAATTTCAAGCTCGAAATCCATGTCAGGAATGACGATGGGCCTGCTCAACTGATCATTGAGAACCTTTACAGTATCCATCTTGACGGCTTTGATGATGTCGTCAATCGTCACTATGTGCTTAATATTATACCCATAGATGTAGTTGAACCGGACCATGACACGGGAATACTCACCAAACATGGTACTACTGATTACGACATTGATCAGGGATTCCAGATAGAATTTTCCTTCACCGATAGCAAATACCGGTTCAGCGATGGCAAACGGTTTGCCTCTCTTATCAAATCCTTCGTGTACGATCTTGTACAGACCACGAGTATTGAAGGGTTTATGCTTTTTGCTACAGAAAACCGGACCGGTAAATCCGGACTTATACAGCAGAGTCGGATTATCGATATAGGGCTCATTAAAGATCTTGTACTGAGTGTTCATAATATCAATCCTTTCTCTATTTATTGGACATGCGATTTGTTTACAGCTTCAGATTGTTTCTGCGCCGGAGCACAGTGAAACCGTCTTCAGTTTGGAATCCGGCAGCTCGTTTCTCCATAATACCGACAGAGCTGTCGAAAACGGCCTGAAAGTCAACGGGCTTTGGTTTGTTTTTGCAGAATCCTTTGAGCATATCGATTTCTTCTTCGCTCAAATCGATACCCTTTCCGAGTTTGAGCTCTCCAGAATCTTTATCTTTCCAACACTTTCGGACTTCGTCTCTGGGTTCACCATCGTTCCAGGAAACACGAACGAAGACTTTATCCTCTTTAGCTGAGAGGAAGCCATATACTTTATGGATCTTGAATGTGACTTCACTCTTTTTATCTTTCTTAGCCATAACTTTATCTCCTCTTCTTACTATCCTTTAGAAGATCCCAGCTAATATCGGCGATTGGGTATTCTGCGAGCTCTTTAATTCGATTCCTGAGCCCATTAATGACGATTTGCTGGCAAACTAATTTAGCAGCCATATGAGCTTCGAGCTTTGTGGTGTATATATCATCATATCCAGCAAGGTCATATAATGCGCGATGTATAATATCATCACATTTATTTAAATCAGCGAGCAATCTGTCTCTAATAATTCCTTGTGTGAGAAAATATTCACCACCATATTTCTCAGAAAGAGTTTTGCTAAGCTCATATATACCAAAATTACTTGTATTGCCAGGAGTTTCAATAATTTCGACCAAATTCATTTCCATTTATTTATCCCTCCGATAATTTCTCTATAGATAAAACCGGCATTCATCAGGGATATTATAATCTCGATTGTACCAGTAGAAAGGGCGATAGCCGTCATCACTATCGCCCTCATCCTTATCTTCGAGAGTCAGATCAGGTCCATCATAGGAATCTTCGACTGCAAGTTCAGTCTCATCTATTTCCAGTTCCCTCCTCGGGCCTTCAGGATCATTCGTCTGACTCGATGTTCTTTTCATATTTCTTTATCTCCTTCTTGACGAAGGACTGAAAACCATCTTCCAGATACTTATGTGCTTCAGATATGAATTTTTCCGCTTTCTTCTCCATTCCTTTCGGAACAGTTACAGTGATACTAGCGGAAAGCTTCGCATCCGGAATAGAGGCGGTTTTCAAACCCTCCGGTAGTTTCTTATATGATGTTTTGCTTCGATTGATCTTAGGCATGATAGTCCGCCTCCTTAGTGATGATTAAGAATACTTATTGAAGCCCTTAGAGTTCTTGGATTCAACGGACTTCTTTTTATCCTTTGCATCCTTGCGGACCTTTTGCTGAACCTTATCTCGATTCTTAGCGATTCGATACTGTTCCTCCTGCAGTGCAGTCAGATAAGAGATAGCATCGTCAGGTTCGTACCCATTAATGCCACCACTGTTAGCGTTATGAACGATGGTAACACTTACAGGAACTTCCTTCATATTGGCAGTTGTGATAATGCTCTTTACTGCATTCTTACCACCCTTACCAACAGTGGAACAACGGACAGTGAATTCCTGATCAGTCAGACTGATGTCATGAATCGCTGCCATGGTGATTGCCAAATTGCAGTTCAGAACCAGTACATCAGTCTCGATATACTTATTGGAGTCCTTAAACTGCAGGCTTGCACGATGCATTTCATCTTCAACGACCTTAGTCTTGGGAGCCATGATTTTCTCATAGGTTACCACATCCTGTAGTTTACCTACATAGAAGTAATCCTTGAAGATCTCCAGCTCCTGTACGGGGACGATCATCTTAGACTTATTGGTAGTAGACTGAACGGCACGTGCGGCCAGACGGATATCGAAGTAGATCCGCAGGTTCAGTGCGCCAGTCTCCTGGTTATATGTCAGGGTATTAATATGCAGATAACCGAGCTCGCTCAGCGTAAACTTGCCAACAGATTTAACCAGCTCATGCATGAATTCACTGATCTTTCTCTGCAGAGCATGGCTGGTACCATTAGGTGCATAAGTGATGTGTTCGACGGGATTACCTTCGCTGTTCATTTTTACAGCAACGGTTGCAATTTCAGTGTTTGCCATAATCTTGATTCTCCTTTGTGTTTTCAATTTCTCTATTCTTGTGCGCATTTGCTTTTGGGAAATAATGCGCCATATCAAACTTGATATACAAAGCATCTTTCGGAAGCTTTGTTATCTGATCCATTCTTTTCTGGAACAAGAGTTTTGTTATATGACTAATCATCGCAGAGATCCTCTGCGATCGCATCACGCATGGGATTATCTTTTAAATGATCAAGTGCTTCCATTCGTCGGATAAATTTGAGCATTTGGTGATATGCATGTTCCTGCATGAAGAGCTGGTCATTGGTATCAGTGGTATAAATGTTTGGTAGATCTGGCATTATAGCCAGCGAATGAATAGCCGCCACGACATCGACAACTTCTTCCATCATTGCATTACGAGCATCATTTTCACTCATTTTACTCGGGTATTCATCACGAACAATTCGTGCGAGTTTACTTGCTGCAGCTGCAAGTTCAGCCGATTCCTCGGCAAGTTTTTCAATTCTTGCTGCATACGATACTTTCTGGCATGTGGTAGAATACTCCTCCATAAATTCACCGGTGAACAATGGGTGGCATACATACCAATCATTTTTATTGTCTTGCATAGGATTTATTCCTCCTTATTTCTATTGAACGAATTTCCTCGTTCACATATATAGTATATATTCCAAATTATGATCAAATCGGATTCACATAATAGCTGAATACATCTACTGTGATAAAGGATTCGCGAAACCTGCCACCGCTAATGATACGTGGAAGAAAGAACCAATCCGATGTACGTTTGGTATACTCTTCGAATGCTTGTTCAGCCAACACAGAGTTTAACCACTCGTACCCCATATATACAGAACGATCTCTTTCGACAAAGAAGTCTTTAATTGAAATAACTGTATTAGATAAAACAATGTCAACTGGACGTCGCGGTAAAGTTAGTCCAGGATTTAGTTCTCCGAATAACTGATTTTGGTGTATAAGTATACCGGTTCTTGGATCTTTACCAATTAGATCAATCCATTCTATTCCGGTTCTATTATGTGATGTATGTAATCTTGTGTATAACACGTATCTTTCCCTTCTTTCATAATAAAGTTCCTATATGATTCAAAATAGAATATCCCCGGAGAATCAGATTCTCCGGGGATATAATCTTTACTTTAGTACAGTGACAATAGCCTTGCCAACAGAGGTAATAACCTTCTGAGGAATGGTAACATTTTTTCCATATTTACTATTATCATAGTACGTATTGAAATTCCACCTCGGTTCACGTGTGGTAACATACTTGAGATGTTGCTGGAAGACATTTAGCATAACAGACCGAAGATCCAACATATCCTTGCGAACATCTTTTGCATTCGGTCTCATATTCTTTACATCATCACGCAGATAATATTTATTGATGAGATCGATCATATAGTAGATCTTACAAAGCTCATCTTTCACACCATCTACATTACCAGCTTTCTCATGAGCCTTGATCATCTTCAGTGAGTTCCTGAAGTGAGTATCAAGTTGATCATATTCCCGTCTAGTGACAAGAATGTCACCATTCTTACTGAATCGGATTTTAAATGACTGTAGATACTGAAGGAATGTGTCTATTACCGACTCATCCATTATAGTGAGCTGATAGTTCAATACGTCGATCGCCCAGGGATTATCTCTATCCAGACCATATGCAGTTTCATTGAACTGATCTTCGATCTTAGTTATCTTCTGCTGCTTCATCATCTCGGTTCGCAGAATCCGTTTTGTTACATTATCTACAAACTTCTGGTGATAATTGCTCAGATAACCACCCGTTACATATTGAGCAAAAGTGGTGTAACGGAAGTCTTCAGGCTTCATCAGTGATGGTTCAACGATATATGGCTCTGGAGAAGGTCTACCTGCATTTAGAATATCTGCAACGAAACGGCTGCAGAACCATTTATACTCAGGATTATCAGCAATACCAAAGTAGTTCTTCAACAGACCAGTGAAGTCGTATCGGAATTTTGTAGCATTCTTGACAAAGTATTCAAGACGCTTCTTCATTGCTGCAATCTGATCCTGTGTACAAGGCACTACATACAGGGCATATGGAATCTGTTTATTTTGGAAGAATTCTGCTCTGATATCTTCTTTCTTAAATCCACCGATGAAAGGATTAAGATCAAACTTACGACCAAAGGAATACATCTGATGCATAGAAGAGTCAAAGCTAATACTGCAGTGAGAGAATTGCGATTGAGTTACTTTCTTAATCGCATTAGCTAGCGCAGTACCAGAGTGCATTAGCATAATATAGACCGGATAGAGCTTATCATTTGAATACGATTCGTTTATCCGATCGAAGAATTGAATATGCTCAGTCATTTCGAATATATAGGACTCCTGGATAGATTTAGTCTCATCGACTGCTCTAGGGTTCTCATATCGTTCTTTCGGTTCAAAGAACTGAATACGATCACCCCAGAGTTCAGTATGATCTACCTCAGGATAATCGAGATACTTAGCATCTCCAGTATCTACACTCTCATGGATAATCCCAGGAAGTTTAGAAGCAACCTTTTTCTTGAACGCCTTTCTCTTTTTAGCTTTACGAGCCTTTTTCAAATTCTTGAGATGATCTTTACGTTTCTTCTCAAGCACTTTAATACGCTCTTCTTCTTTCTTATGCTTTTCTTTTTCCTCATTGGCCTTTCGTTCTTCCTCTTCAGCCTCAGAAGATGCGCCTACATTACGAAGACCGTACTTATCGGCGACCTCTTTCTTCTGTTCACGGTCAAGCGAATGTGTATCAGCAACAGCCTCATTGATAGTAGTACAATTTGTAACTCTATCAGCAGGAATTACGGTTTGATATTTATCAGAATAGGCAATATCATCACTATCTTTTAGATCATAGCTTGTAAGAGCAACTTTATTGCTATCCAGATATTTATCAATAAGAGGGAGTACCTTGCGGTCAAATGTACGTTTACCTACATCTGTGAAGAATGACGTATATTTTACATCAGACTGATCGTATACATCAGGAACGGGGAGCCAAGATAAAGTATTCGTTCTTTTCAGCTTTTTCCAATCTTCAAATGGCATAGCATCTTTTAACTCGTTATAAATACCTCTACCGTTATATGTGTATCTATAGAGTGTTACAGATTCATCAATAGCTACACCAGCAGTATCAGCCGCTTCTGCATCTCCTTTATCCGCTTTCTTACGGAAAGATTTATCATCGTTCAGCCAATACTTAGTAGACTCTACATCAGGGAAGAGAATCTCATCAAGAGGTTCATCTTGAGCTTCATCAAGTTTATCATCGACGATATCTTCTACAAATTCACCCAAATTACAATCCGGATAGAATTGACCGATGCTGATATTTTTGAAATATAGTTCAGGATATTTTTTACTATCGGGCATATTAGCATAGATTTTACGGATTTCATCTTTCATGTCATCAACGGAATTGAAAGTATGAATTCCTTCCATACCACCCATAGCATTCTCAAACCATTTGATTTTATTGCCATCTTCCCAGTATATGAGAGTATGAGTCATACCACCGCCAGGTTCCCCATCTTTATATGCAACAAAGAAAAGAATCTTTGGATATAATCCCATACCTTTCAGAAGAGGATATGCTAAAACAACCTGATCATGACAAGAACCGCGTCTATCCCTCAGCACCTTATCAGCCGTTTTCATTTTACTGAAATTGGCATATTTGATATTAGCTTTCATCCACCGGCTAAGTTCTTCGGGAGACTTAAAATCGGGCAGTTTAAGCATGCTAGAAGCTTCATCAATCGGGCAGAGCATAAACTCATCAGAGATATCACGAATCTTTGTATATACGTCGCTCTCGATTGTTGTATATTTTTCGAACTTCTCCTGAATATGAGAGACTTCTCTGGGCTTAATTTCAATCTGCTGATTCGAAGCAGCATCTAGAAGATCTTCCAGAAGAATCAGTCCACCATCTTCATTCCAGTTAGCTGCATATGCATTGATATGCTGATATCCACTGGTTACTAATTTTTCGGTATGAAGATGTGCGTGGATATTGATTTCATCTGGAGCTACCTTCATCGGTTTATGGGAGAAAAGCATATTATGGATTCGAAGCACCTCTGTTACTTCATCGAACCCGATCTCTTTATAGAAATCATCATCCTGTATATCGTGGTTTCCTCTGCACATAATCTTATAACAAGGAATCTCACGAATGACACTAGCCACATCATCAAGCTTAGTTACTGCAGGATCACAAAGATCACCCAGGAAGATGAGAAGATCATCATCCTGGATGTTCTGTGCAAAGTTTTCTGCAAACTTACCAATCTTGTAACGTGAATAGAATGGATGACGAACATCATTGCTGATATTGTATAAGTGCCAGTCAGCACCAATCCAGATTCTATTCATAGGTATACCTCACTTACAGAATCGAAGTATGTACAGTGTATTCGGGATCTGCAACTTTCTTCTGATTAGGGCCAAGCTCATGATTATCCAGCACATTGATATCAAGACCTTTATTATGATCCAGTCTCTTATACCAAGGCTGAGTAACTCGCTCTGGTCTACCAGTGCTTGTTCCCTCATCATCCACAGCTGTATTATCTTCCAGCAACATATGGCTCATATGCTCGATAATATTTTCATCGGCATATCGAGCAAAGGGATGATCCACACTGATGGAGAAGTTGCATCCTAGTTCTTTATACTTCTGATTCAGATTCTTCACATATTGCTCAACTTGATCTGCAGGAATACGACTAACCATATCCATCGCCAATCTAACAGAAGTCCTATCGATGATTGGATACTCCATCGTATCCGGAAGCAAGAAGATACTATCCGGCATGCCAAGCTCATGTACCAGATACGCAGAGCAACGATCTCTACTCACTAGTTCACCAGGATCATTAGCCTCATTCATACTGACAACTTTATCACGAATGCAAGCCATATTCTGAATCAGATGGATCAGATTTGTATACATCGACTCTTTTGTATACGGGCTATCCAGATAACACCAGAAGAGATCCCAGAGATACTGCATCTGGTTGATCTGCTCCTGACTATCCGGTTTAGCATCCAAATAGAGGTCATAGTGATATGATACTTTCTGGCTCCAATCCATCAGCAATGCATGGTGTTTACCAGTCAGATTCACAGAGGGATCAAAATTGGGATCCAACAGAATTTCTCCCATAATACTATACAGTCGCATACAGAAGAAATTATGGTTTAGATCTTTACTCAGATCAGCCTTGAACCAGTTAGCTTCTGTATCATATTCCGTGTAGTACAGGACTTCACTGATATCGTCATGAGAATCCTTATCTGTGATATCAGCCCAACCAAGAGGTTTTGTAAAATCGGTACAAAGGGGCTTTCTAATTCCAAGATTATGGAACATCGTATCAGCTACAGCTGCAGAAGCCATACCACCGCAGACTGTTTCCAATCTGGTAGAGAATGTCATTCTCTGAAGATCCGGCCAGAAGTAATCCAAGAATGAGAACTCTTTCAAAGCCTGCACCGATTTAGCGAACTCAGGGCCATAGAAGATATTATTGTAATATGCACGATTGAGTCGCATATGTTCTTCTACTACCTGTTTACGTGTTCTCTTCGTGATAGGTGTACCAAGACCAGTAATAACCATCTTCGGTACCTCATCTGTCTCTCGTAGAGCTTCCGGTGCATATTCATAGAGAGCATTGTTCTTTCCGATCTTTGTATTTACATCGAACTTTTCCATAGCCGCAAAAATACGAGAGGCAAGTTGTTTCTTATCTTTCTTATCTTTGCAGTGTCCGAACATTCGAATAGCCTGCTGGACATGCGCTTTATCATTCAGAGGATATGCGCGGAGACGAGGAATACCGAATGCGTCATCAGGAAGAGCATTTCGATCCTTACTCTTTAGCGCTGCTTCATTATAATACTCCATAATACCGGAAGGCCCCTCCATTTCTTCCTCAATGTCAAGACCTTCATCTGGAGTACGATCGAGCAAAGAGATCTTATCAGGATTAATTACATCTACCACGACAACACTTGGTTTACTATCACCGATTAGATCCCACTGCGCATTCTCATTTTGTAGGATATCAGCAACGGGTTCATTCTCAGGAGTTACAGACTCCTCATCTTCTACATCCAGAAGAGAGATATCTTCCTCAGCAACATCAATTCTTGTTACCAATGAATTCTTCGGATGTACAGCCATCTGATGAAATACACTCATTCTTCTTCACCTCCAGTCATAAAATATTCTTCTAAGAGAATAAAATGAGATTTATGGATCAAATTATTAGAGTTTCCTAAACTGTCATCAAAGCAGATACCAAATCCGCCCATAATGGCAAGGATATCATTGAATTCATGTGGAGCCTCCACTACTTTAATGATAGTACGGAAAGCATCCTGCATATCCTTCTTGTTACCGACATATTTGTAGATTCTATATCCACCCTCAGCAAAGATAGGATCATCATGTGCTGCTTGATACAGTCTTAGATTCATACGGTCGGTGACATACCAGCTTGCGCCGATACGAGAATCAGAAATAGCATAATATGCGGGCATAGTAGTACCTTCAACATACCCAACCAAAAGACGAATACGATCTACATCAATCTCTTCTTCCTGGTTCCAATCGATATCTTCCATTGGTTCACTACAAGCAGATTCAGTGATAACGATAACAGCTTTACGTTTTTTCATATCGTCATCTTTCTGTTCATGAACGATCTGATAGAGAGCTTCCAGGAACGGACCATAATTAGTGCCACTAATACGGATGTAGTTGAAGTCGGTTTGCTTCTTCATCAATTCATCCTTCATGGCAACCTTATACTTCGTCTCTTCGATGAATTTAGGATTACCATTCGGATGATCCCCTCCATCCTTGATCTCTACAATGAGATTATAATCCGGCATATAGAAATCGGGCATGTAGGTTCGCTCAACTTTATCCTTGCTGTCATAATAAGTGAAATTCTGAGGAGGATCCTGAATACATCTCGAGGGAAGATCCAATACAGTATCGCAGAACTTTAACCAGTTAAGTTCCAGTTTACCCATATACTCGACAGACCCTCCATCTGTCTTGAAAGTATATTTACCAGAAATCTTTCGATTCTTTTGCATTTCTTTCTGATGTGCCATATCACTCATCAATGTATGCTGATCGATACCACGAGCACTCATAAGGTTTGCCTGTGCAATCTTACGAAGACGAGCTCTACACTCGGGGTCGGGAGATACCTTATAAGGTTTACCAGTTTTTGGATTCCATTCAGTATCTTTCCCGCAGCCACATTGGCATTTACTGCTCAACTTACCATGTACGGAAAAATATAGAGACTGAGCCGCATCCATTTCAGATTGCTCAAGTTCTCGACTATGATATTTTTCAATGTGTGAAATTGCATCCTTTTTCAAAGAAAAATATTTTCGACAATAAGGGCAATTCGCCATGCGTTTTCACCTCTTCTTAATTAACATTATATGAATGTCCCTGAAATTTTCATACTCTAATTCTTTTTCTAATCATAAAAGATTAGGGCGACATCAGTATAACTTCATAAAAGAAGAGGGGTGAATCCCAAGTGAAGCTATCCAAAAGCGACCTTACGTTTCGCATGACTACTCGCACCGGAGAAGCCATTGTCTCCAGAAATGGAGAGAGTATTTGCAACACTTTTCAGCGATTACTCTATATGGTTCCTGGCACTGATGACTATGAGAAGAACATGGGTCTGGATATTACAACCAGAGCCAAGAGGCCTCATGTAAACGGTGAGAGGGACACCGAGTATGAGGCAAAGATTGTTGAACAGTTGTATGCTTATACAGACATTGTGCCACTAAATATAGTGGCAATTTTTCAGGATCAAATCCTTATCATCTATATGGATTGTATGATTGACAATCAGGAATTCCGACTGCAGGCTTCGTCGGATTCCGATAAATTGGCAACTCAAATATTACCGAAGACGGTATAACAAGGAGGAATAAATAATGAATGAGAATCTGAGCAGCATGACCGGAAAGCAGATCCCTGATCCGGCAGCAATGCTTGAAAATGCTACCGGTACTGCGGTAGATCCGGAGCGTATGGTACTTTCCGATACAAAACCCATCCCTCCCATTGCAACACCTCTGGATGAAATTCCTAAGTCCGTAGAACCCGTTGTAGTTCGCCCTGTATCTACTCCTACTACGAATCCGATTCCTATCATTCCCGGTGGCGGTCAGCAGATTCTGTCCGCTGAAGATGTAGCCGCCATGGGTATTGATACTTCTGGTGGTAAGAAGATCGATGTTGTACAGGAGCAGTTTGCTCAGGAGAATAGACGTTTCCATGAACAGCAGACTGCTAAGCAGCAGGAGACTATGGCAATGTTCCAGGAAGCTATGGCTGCAGAGGAAGATCGTCTTGAACGTGCTGATGCAACACTGGCTGATGAAGAAGCTCGTGAAGAGCTTCTCGGTAATACTACCAGCCAGCCTTCTGGTACTGTGACTTATGATCAGATCAGTCTGGCTGAGCGTAAGAAGGATAGTCGCCGTTCTACTGATCCTGAGATTGATCCTTATGATCTTATGCCCGCTTACAGTGAGGATGAAGTCGATGAGGACGAATCTCCTTCCACTGATGAGAAGAAAGAAACTGATCCTAATCCCAATGATGCCGAGTATGGTCAGTTTATCCGTGAGATGGAAGTCGTCACTCTTCCTGAATCTGACGCTAATGTTGTCAAAACGATTCGTGATCCTGTTGTGGAAATCACCGATTCTGGCCGCAAGCGCAACAACCAGCCTCTTGGCGATCAGGCATTTCTGAATGCTATCACGAAGTTCAAGAAGGATAAGTTTGGTAAGGTTACTGTCGTTCTTCCCAACAGCGGTTTCACTTGTGACATTGTTGGTACTGGTGTAGTTGATCTGACAAATCTGTACATGAACGTAGATCAGAATATGACTACCTATGATTATCAGCTGGAGCAGATGAGAACTATTATTAAGAACGTCACTGGTACCAGTCCTAGGGTTGATCCTCGTGATCTAGCGAATATGATCCATCACAGAGACTTCATGATTCTGGCATTTGGTCATATCTGCGCTACTATGAAGACTGTTGAGACTGTCGCTAACTGTACCGAATGTGGTAAGGCGTTTCGTATTACCAGCCGTCCCAATGATCTTCTGATCAATATGGATGATATGCAGGAGCGTCGTATCCAGATTGAGAATGCTCCTAATATTGAAGCATACTCTCTGATGTCTCGTAACCGTACAGTATACACCTCCATTGGTATCGAAGTTACCATTGGTCATCCTTCCTATGCAGAACTGATTCGTTGTATCCGTTCCTTCCAAAGCTATAGTCAGAATATGACTGCCGCTGATGCACATCGCTTTGAGTCTATGCTCCAGTTGCTGAATATGGTACGGAAGATCAAGCTCCCCAATGATGTAACGGCTGCTAATATCTTCCAGAACTATCAGGCTCTTCAGCTGCTGGCCCAGGAAGATTTGGAAAAGATCAACCGTGAAGTTAATGATATGAATAAAGATGTCATTGAACCCAAGTTCGGCATCCGTGAAGTCACCTGTCCTCATTGTAAGCAGGTCGTAAAAGACATTGCTTATGAAGGACTCCTTGATCTGCTTTTTTACCACACCACGGTCAGCAGTTATCTGAACAATCCCGAAAGCTGATAGATGCGTGGGTAGAGAAAGTCAAAAAGACCGAGAGGGAGTATTTCACACTGGCATATAATGCGCATACAATGCTTCGGGACTATTATACATTTGAAGAAATTACTGGAATGCCGATACGCGGTCTTTTTGATGAGATAGAGAAGTTCCAGCCTAAGCTGAAAGAAATCGCTCGGCGTCAGGAAAATGCTCGTCTGCAGGCAGAGCTTGAAGGTAAACGTCAGCGTACTCAGCAGAATCTACAACAAAGAAGGATGAGACGGTGAAAAGACACAAACTTAATGTAACCCGTCCGGAATTCTTATTGAATCTGATGTCTGGAGGAGATGTAGATGCACTCACCATGCAAAATATGAAAAAGTCCCTCCATGATACGACACCCCTATGCTATTGTGTTTACACTGTTTTGATGGAAGCAGATATCCATCCGGATGATGTAGAAGCAATGTATAATGATGGGGAATCGATCGCAGTCACTTTTTACAGTAAGAATACTGCTAAAGAAGTAAAGGAGCTCTGTAACAAAGAGATTGTCCGATACGGCTCTAAGCGGTATAAGGTGAAGCTAAAAGTACGAGATAAACATCTCGTAGCAGAAGTATCTGAGATCGAACCCGATGAGGATTCCGATATGGACGATGTTGAATAAATGGAGTTGGGAGGGGAGTTCTAACCCCTCCCACTCTTATTTTGGTCGACAAGTATATAAACTAACAATAAGAGAGGTGATAGACGTTGGCCGTCGGTATTGGACGTTTGAAATATGAAATGTCGCCATCTGACACTTTAGATGAGGCAACTGCAGTATCAAAACCTTCACAAAAAGGTCTTTGGACTAATCTTTTGGATGTAGAGAAGTTTGTACGTGTAAACAATCTACAGGAATGTACAAACGCAGTTATGCTTGATCGGCAAGCATATACGTCAGATGGTATCCTCAGTAATGAGATCTTTGGTATTTCTCAATATGATCGACGAAACCGTTTCGCCTACATTGATCTTCATGGGCACTATATGTATCCGCTGGCTGCAGTAAAGCTTGCCGCATATGACAGAACTCTTTGTGATGTTCTGTATGCTCGTGGTAAGTATAAGCTCACCACTGAAGGTGCTCTGGTTGAAGATGAAAATGGCGATTCCGGTCCTGAGTTTCTTTACAAGATTTGGGGTAAAGTTAAAGTTAGAGAGAAAACCACTGAAACTACTAAAGAAATTCAGAAGTTCTTTGAGAATTCCCGAGATAAACTTTTCTGCACAAAGTTCCCGGTGATTCCTCCGTTCTACAGAGATATCAATATTTCTACTACAAGCTCGTCCAAGAGTTCCAATATCATCAATAGCAAATATAATAACATCATTTCTTATACGCAGTCTATCTCGCAGTATACGGATACATTTTCTGGCATGACCCGTATCACACAAGCTCGTGTACAGACACTTCTGGTAGATATCTATCAGGAGTTGATGATAAAGACAGTTAAAGGTCAGCCTTCTAAGTTCGGTATGCTTCGTCGTTCAATGGCGGGTAAGAATCTTCCATACACGGCACGTCTTGTCATTACTGCACCGAATTTAAATAAGACTTCTCTTGACCGCGTACAGGTGAAGTTTGGTTATGCTACTATTCCTCTTGCATACATTTGCTCACTCTTTATGCCGTTTATGGTACATGAACTGAAAGCATATTTTGAAGCACAGTTTATCCAGGGTGGTAAAGTTCCAGTGATTGGACAAGACGGGAATATAGCCTATACAACTTTCACAGAGTCTTATGATGAGAGCCAGATTACAGGAATGATAAATAAGTTTATTAATTCACCGAATACACGATTTGATCCTGTAAAGACTCCTCTCGATGTAAATGGTCAGAGATACAATATGGCTGTAACAGGAAGATTCAATAAGGATAACACTACATTTACTCGAGCTGCTACTTATACAGACATACTCTATATTGTAGCAGAACGTGTAGCAAGTGATAAACATGTGTTCATTACTCGTTATCCTCTTGATAATCCAAACGGCCAGAATCCGTATCGAATTCTTGTATCTACGACTAATGAGACACAACCTGTCACAATCGGCGATAAAGTCTATGAATACTATCCGGTGATCAAAGGAGATCCGTTGAATGTATTCATGGCAACTGGCCAGTTCAGTAATACAATGATTGGCCAGATGGGAGCGGACTTGAGGTATAGTATCACCTTCGGAGTCGCTTTGGGAGTAATCCCTCAAAAGAATACACCTGTGAACGCCTAACAAGCGGTGTGTATAGAATCTAGAATTCTATATGCTAACGGTATCATCTATAATAAGGCTAGGTATAGGAATATCCCACCTATGCTATTCCACATGGTTTAAAATAGCTGAATGCGATGACTAAGAGAGCCTGAAGCCTCTCCCCCGAAGGAGAGAGGCCAGACGGGAATACCGTGTCAGAAAGGGATACAGGAATGTACCCGAGTAGGATGTAGAGACTAAGTAGTAGGCTTATGGTTGCGGCTATAAGTCGAAGCGCAGGTCCCCTGAGAGTAACGGAACCCAGGGTGAAGAGATAGTCCACAAAATCTCATCTGGTATATGGTGATACGTTTACCGGATGGGGATCAAATAACGATGGAGATACTGTATCTGTAAAAGCATGTTGGTCAAAAGAGTCGAATGAAGATGCAGAAAGATATATCAATTCTAATGCATACGTTCTTAATATGCAAGGTAAATGTATGCGTGATATGAGTAAGGACTTTTTGTTGACTCAGTATCTTCTGACCAATATCGCTAATACAAAATATCTGACTGAAGATTGTAATGTAATAGCACCTAAATATGCTGTATAAAAAATTGAATAAGGAGAATGAAAATGCATGATACCTGAGAATTCACTACGATTCCGATACTGGAGATGGAGAGTTTCTAAGTGGGCAAACAAATGGATCAAAACCGGTAAAAGACCTGAGGATATATCTTTGCTGATGAAGACCTTTAAGAGGACGGATAATCTTCTGATTGAGGGTAAAGTGAGAGATATACCTACAGGTAGTTTCAATATGACTATTCACTGGCGTGAACAAATCAACGGGAAAGATATGTGGGTATATGATAAATATATCTATCATATCCATAACAGTAAGCAGTTGACTCTTATACGTGAGAGTTATCGCCATGGACAGTTCCCATATGATTGGAAGAAGAAAAAGAAATAAAGAAAGAATAGAGGGAGGCACAACGCCTCCCTCTTTCTTACTTGACTATCTTGGTTCAAACTTGTTATATCGCTTACATTCGTAGCACAAACTATGGTTGCTAATGGAAAGACTATGTTCACAGTTCTCGCAGGGTGGATGTAACCACATATAGATCCAGTTTAACAAACGCTTGATCACATGATATCATCCTCTCGGTTATTTAATAGGAAATCCAGCAGCCTTGGGATGACCGCCTCCACCATTCAGCTTCGCGATTCTAGCGAGATTAAGATCATCCCTATCTGTACGCAGTTCGATATTATGACGAACGTGGTTAATGAGAATCAGAATATCAATATCTTCATTGATGTCGTCATATCCATATTCTAAGACACGAGAAGATATCAAACTGAAGTAGTTATAATCTTCCTCAGGAGAATTAATAATAACTCCTTTAACCACATAGTTTGGTACATACATATCACAAACAATACCTTCATGGTTGGTATATGACAACACAGGAACCGTAGGTTTACTTTTCGTAAAGTCAATAATATTTGAAATAAAGCGTTCATACTCTTCGCAGAGATTATCATGCTCTCTGCGAATGTCAATATTCTTGACTGTGAGCCCAGAAGGTTTCTTAACGGCAAGGAAGTATACCATATCGTGTATGTACATATTTATCTTCTTATTCTTACGATATGCGATGAACCGAAGCTGTTCATAGATTTCCGTAGGAATATACTTAAACATTACATTACGTTCCGACTTATTCCGTTCGTACCATTCATTATCCCAGTCTCCGGTGTCATATTTGGACACAGCCTGACAGTAGGCTTTAAGTGGTCCTATAACTTTACTGTTAATATTAATTTTAGACCAGAGCAACAAATGCCACATCTGTAATGTAGAAGACATTACACTTGTTCCGAAATATGTCATTGTGTAACCTTTATGTACATCCTCATCGGTCATGTTTTTGAATGTAGTTACATGATGATCGACAACAATCAGTCGAATGATATGACCAGCATCAATCATAGCAGCATAATAGGAAAGATCGATAGAACCAAGATCGCTAATGAGAATGAATAACTGACTTTCACCCTTAATATAGGGGCGAGTCTTCTCAGAGCGTAAGAAGTCATCGATAACTTCATAATCACACCCGGGACGGACATTGGAGAAAACGACGGGATACTTAATGATGTTGATAGATCTTAATGCGCACTGAGAAACAACCTGACAGCCATAACCATCAAGATCTGTATGGCTGATATGGAACCGAAAGATGTTGGGATCGTCAGCCTCAACCCACTCTTTGAAAATAACCTTATCAGTATTAAACGTCCAACTCATTTATATTACCTCCAATTTTATATTTCTTTACTATTGAAGATTATATCTTCACAATTATAGTATATACTTAGAAGTTCTCTCAAATCGGAAATGAGAATGGGCAGACTTTAAATATCTACCCATTCTCTCTTTATTTATTCAATTTTAACAACATCCAAGTTTTTACCCTTTAACTCACCGCCGGGGAACTGGAGGAAACATGGATCATACGGCTCATAGTACGAAGGTTCCTGTGTAATAATGAATGCCTGATTGATACCTACATACTTCATCTGACTTGTTAGAATATGGACAAATGCACCCTTATTCTTTGGATTAAGAGGGCCATCTTGTTCATCTGTTGTATAGATACCATATTTATCTACAAGCTTTGAAAGTATCGCTAAGCTGATTGCTGATGCAATTGTAGACTGCTGTGACGAAGATGCATATGAGATATCTGTACCCTCACTACCGTTATAAACATACGGTATTGTGAACTGTTTATCAGAAATCAAGAACTCTTTTAGATATAGCTTCCCATCAAACGTATTCAACAGCAGCTGATTGGCAATCGTACAGATATCATACATATAGATATCGATCAGTTCTCTGCGAATCATTTTACCAGGAGCCACAATAGAACGAATAACATTGATCACTGTAAAATCTCGTTCTACTTCAAGTTTCTCAATCTTCAGTCTCCGAACCGCATCTAGATCCAATTTAACTTGTTCTCGTTTAGGGTTACGAGCACGAATAAGATCATCAAGCTCTCTGATATAAGACTTCTGCTCTTTGCATTTATCTATCAACTCCTTAATCTTTTTGATCTTCTCATCTTGCTCATTGACTTGAGCCTGTGTTTCCAGTTGTTCTGTGATAAGTCTTCTATATCTATCGACATTATCAGACACTCTTCTCCAGAGAGATAAAGTTTTTGTATATCGATCCATCTGCTGTTCACTGATTGAGATATGCATCTTGTGAAGATTGAGTTCATCTCTCAGTATCTGTCGGGTATGATTCAATCTATCTAACTGATGCATTAATAAATCTCTATTAGTTCCATATACCTTTGCAAGTTCTATTGCGTGATCAATCTCAGGAATTCGCTGTCTTGTAATCTGAAGATACAACTCTTTCTCTGACAGAATTGCTGCAGTCTCTTTAATCTTCATGATATCAAGAAGATTCCCCCAAGTTCCATTCCCAATAGCCTTATAGAGGGGTTTAAGCTCATTAATACCAAGATATTTCTTCAACAAGCTTGCATTACCCTGTAGGTATTGGATAAGTTTTTGTGCATCACTATGAATAGCTACAGCTTTCTCGGCATCTCTACATTCGTGCGTGAGATCAGTCAGTTGAATAGAGATATTTTGTAACTGTTCACGAAGAGATGCGATTTCACCAACAACACCCTGATACTTTAATGCTGTTGCAATAAATGGACAAGAATCAATCGTACAGTTTCTGGGCCGTTTATCCAGAATGGATTGAATCTGTTGATATTGCTCTTTCTCGATCAGCGTCCGATAGATCTGATCTTTCTTTGCTGTTGATGTTGAATAGTCGCTGTCAGAGTTTGAACTCTCTCAGTGCTATATTGG